ATTAAATAATAAAACACTGATATTATGATAAAAACAAGTAAAATATTTTTTTTTAGAAGACTATTTTTTAAATTGCTGCTAATTAAATAGCCATTGCTATGGGCACAATAATGAAAAGGATAAAGTACAAAGTATAATTTGCCGATTTATAAATGATTACAAAGAAGCAGAATAAAACGAATTGTTTATTTTACTTTAATTTGAGTTTAATTTTGGCTACATTTAAAAAGCAAATGGCGCACTTTGGTTTAATTAAAGTTGCTATAAACGATAATAACTATTACTTACCGGCAAAGATAGCCTAAAATGGCTAAAACAAACGATATGGCGATAATTTTTTTAATGCCGGACACTAATATTACAGATAGAATAGATGATTTATGCAGCACCTAAACAGGGTGCTTTTTTTGGCTTAAAAAAGTACTAAAAACACAGAGCAGGGACAAGAGGAGGGACAAGAGGAGGGACAAAAAACCGATAAAAACAATGTATAAAAATATACTTACATACTAAAAAACAATTGATATTTGCCTTTTATAATGTTTAAATGGTGGCTTAATCCACCTAAAAAACCCGCTAAAAATAATAAAACATGATGCAAAGCACAGGATAATAGGATAATACGTTTAATAATCAGAAAATTTATAAAATATTAGTGTGTGTGGCGGAGATTTAAAATTATTTATCGCCTGGGATTGTTTTGTAAACAACCCATCTTATCCAACCTTTCTTTTTTGCCCGTTTTCTTGCGGGCCTATTTCTCCGGTTATTTCCTCTATTCGTTTTTCGAGTGCATGTATTGTAGATTGTTGAGCATTAATAGTAAATTCTTGAGATTTTATTATTTTATCACGCAAGTAGCATTTTTCACACCAATCTGGTGGTGGCTCATCCATTGGTGGTAATTTATCCTCTATTATAGGAGTGTTAACATTATAGATATAATCATTTTTTTCATTAAGTAAAAAATCAAACGAAACGTTATATTTATTAACAATCTTTGTTATTAAATCTAACGATGGACTCATTTTGTTATTTTCAATCAGACTTAAGGCGGCTCGTTCTATACCTAAACCTGACACAAAACTCTCCTGGCTAAGCTTTTTATTTTTTCTTAACTCAAGGATTTTCAATCCGATATGTTGATTTTTTTGCAATTGTTAATAAATTGTTAATAAATTTAACATTTTTTTGTTAAGATTTGTAACATTGTTGGAATTTTATACTATTTTTGCATCATTAATGAAACGACAAAGATACTACATGAAAACGAAAAAACGACAAAGGAGAATAAAATTTCCAGAAAATAAGGAAATTAATATCACCCTTCAGCAGGGTGATAGGGTGATAATTGCCAGTTATTCAGGATTAAAACCTGGCACAATCCGCGACATGATGTGTGGGTATTCACGGATAACAGATAGTGTAAAAAAAGCAATCATTAGACTAACTAATGAGCGTCAATCACTCAATAATAAAATAAAAAAACTTAAAAATCAATAATTTAATATCTAAAATATTAATCTAATTTTTAAAAATTATGTTGGAAAATATTACACAGTCCATAAAGGAACCTTATACGGGTGCTTTTGAAAATCACAATCTGCAAATAGTGACTGACGAAAAAGGTAATCAGCGGTTGCTTTTAAATAATTTAGAAGTATTCGTTTTTCAAGGTCAGACAAACCCTGTTTATCCAAGTAAAAAATCTCTGTTTGGGAATAAGAAGAAGAATCTTTTGATGCGAAAAATTTTACACAAAAGCTTGGTGGGACGGTGATATTAAAAAGCTCAGCGACTCCTTTTATATATGTGTGGGCAAAAATACGAAGATTATTAAGCTCATCATCTGATAGAAGGTTGTCAGAATAACAGTAAGTTATTATTATTCTACACTTAAGTTCTTGCAATTTTGACATAACTACATTTTTAAAGGTTTGACAACGCAAATGTAGTAAAATTCCTGGAAAACAAGCGCGACGCTGCTGACCGAATCAGCCTCCAGGAACCAAAAGTAAAATAAGGCAATGCCTGAGTATTATAACAACATATTGTGTGTAAGCGTGCCTGAATTAACAGAGGGTAGTAACCCTGTTATAGAACGTGAAACTTTGCATAAATATATTACCCGAAATAAATATATTCGTGTGCGCAAGGGTGGCGGACCTAAAACTCCAGCTTTACTCAACTGGGATTTGTTGCGGTCCGACATTAAGGCCAGATATATCGAACGCTATGGCGACCCGCGGGAGACTGTAAAAAGTTACAGTCTTAAAAGTATGATCGAGATAGATTATGCAGCAATACAATTTTATAGTGAATATTTACTACCCGACGGGCGACACCTTACAACAGATAAGCAGACAGAATATTGTAATAATGCGAAGGTGCTCAACGCGCTTGGACAAATAGTTAATGACCGTACGGCACTACGGAAGGCTTTGGGCGGAAGCACCCGAAATATTTGGAAAAAACTTGCGGAATCAGCGGCACGACTGAAGCCAAAAGAAGATAATGCTGATTTAGAAAAGTCAGAAAAAATAGAATCTGTAATTATTGCCCATACACTCCCGGAAAACCATCTAAGGTTAAAGGAGAAAGTAGAACAGTACAGGCAAAATGGATATATCAGCTTAGTTAGTGGCAAGTTTTTGAATAAAAATGCTGGTAAGGTTACTGACACACAGCAGGAGGCTACGATGAGGCAGCTATTACGTCATCACAACAACCTTGATAATGAGCAAATCCGCACGCTGTATAATATAGTAGCTGAGAACCTGGTATGGGATAAAATTACAGCACAAACAGTTGCTAATTATAGAAGTAAATGGGACTTGGAAACGCACGGTGGCCGTAAGGGTGAAATTAGCTTTGACAATACAAAGGCGATGCTTATAAAAAGGTCGGCTCCCACTTTTCCACTCTATTACTGGACCGCTGACGGCTGGGATGTTGAACTTCTATATCAAAAAACAGAAGTTGATGGTAATGGAAACTCAAAAACGACTTATCACAACCGATTAACAGTGGTTTTAGTCCTTGACCCTTGCTTAAATTACCCGATCGGCTACGCAATTGGCACACACGAAACTCCTGGACTCATTAAAGAGGCTATGCGTAACGCCATTAATCACACACGAGACCTGTTTGGTGAGCGGTATAAGGTCCTACAACTACAGACTGATAATTATGGTAAAAAGGCGTTATTACCTATCTATGAAGCTGTTTCTGAAAAATTCACACCCGCAAGAGTTCATAATGCAAAGAGTAAGGTTGTGGAACCTTATTTTTCACGCTTAAATAAGAAATATTGTCAACTCCTTCCTAATTGGTCCGGCTTCGGTATAGCCTCCGGCACGAAAAAACAGCCAAATACAGAATATTTAAACAAGATACACAGTAGTTTTCCGGATGAGGCTGGTGTACGGATGCAGATATCAACAATAGTTGAAAGCGAACGTGCCCTGGTGCGTGAAAAATACCTTGCTGCTTTTGCAGAGATGCCGCAGGAGGATAAAAAACTTATATCACACGAAGAGTTCCTATACCTGCTCGGCGAAACAACAGGATTTACAAACCGGCTATCTGCTCAGGGATTGGTTGCTAAAATAAACGGTCAAAAACATGAGTATGATTGCTTTGATTTAAATTTTCGCAAAAATGCTGATGTAGACTGGATTTTACGATACGATCCATCCAACACAGATCAGGTACTGGCTACTACAGCGGACGGCTCCCTTCGGTTTATGCTCACAGAAAAATATGTACAGCCAATGGCCCTACGCGACAGGAACGATGGCGATAGTGATCAGCTTCAATTAGTGAAAAACTTCAATAAAAGCATTAAGGCTGAAATTACGGCGGGTATGGCTAAGGATTACGAACTGGTGGAGGCTGTATTTAACGACAATCCAAAACTTTCTGATACGCTTACCAAGCTGGTGTTAACGGATTCCGCTGGGCAGCATAAAGATAATAAGAGTGCCGCCCGCTTATCAGCTCAGAAACTGCTGAAAAAACAGGAGCAAAAGCAAGAAAAAGAGGAGAAAAAGAGCTGGAGGCAGGAACAGGAAGAATACTTAGATAGTAAAATTGATATTAACAAATACTTATAAACTAATTACTTATTAAAATGAAAAACGAAACAAAAAATGAAATTATTGCTGCATTAGAGGCGTATATGCAACAATACAGCATCTCGGCGAATGAGATAGCTAAAAAAACAGGTGTTAACAGCAGTTATATCAGCAATATGCGCTCAGGAAAAACTACTATACAGGTAGGCGAAAAGGAGGTGGAAATTGCTGATAAGTATTATGAAACAATTGCTAAGCTGATAAACTATCAGCTTGTAAAAAACTATTGGCCGACTGTACCCACCGTACAAATGAAGCGCATCCTGGCAACGCTTGAGGATGCTAAGGAATATGGCTACACTAATGTGATAATTGGTGAGACTGGTTGTGGTAAGAGTTATGTAGCTAACCTGTTTTCGCAAAATTACCCACTTGACTGCTTTATTATTACTGTTTCATCTCAGGATAACATCGGAGACCTATTAGAAAAGATATGTGATAAGATTCATATTGCTACAGAGAAATCTAAAAGCAAAACGCTGCGTGCCGTAACACGCAAGTTACAAACACTAAAATCAGACGGACATCAGCCTCAAATTATATTTGATGAAGCTGAGTATATGCGTCAACCTGCATTGTGTAACATGAAAGAGTTGTACGACAATCTTAATGGTGTGTGTTCTATAATTCTTATGGGTACTGATCAGCTTACCCGGCACCTTGAAAAGATGCGTAAAAAGAACAAGGACGGTATTCCTCAGCTTTATCGTCGTATAAAGTTTGGAATAAGAGTTTTACCGGCTATTGATAAAACATTTAAACAGTTTTTAAATGGTGATTTAAACAGTCATTCTATCTTAAATTTCGTGCGTGATAATTGCGATAATTATGGTGAGTTACACGATCTACTGGTACCTGCTATGCGTGAAGCTGAACGAACCGGACAGCCTTTAACAGAAAATTTTATTCGTACTATTTTTAATATGCTAAATTTATAAGACTATGGCACGCGCATTATCGGTAACAGATTTATTGAATAAAAAGTACAAGCTTTTTGACTTTGAAGGCGAGTGGCTTGAGGCTTTTAGCAAGCCTGAGCGAACCGGAATTTGGTTTATCTGGGGTGATTCCGGCAACGGGAAAACAACATTTACACTTCAGCTTATAAAGTACTTAGCCACATTTGGTAAAGTAGCTATTGATAGTCTGGAAGAGGGTGGAGCACATACGATGCAGCAGTCTTTTATTAAGACTGGCATGAGTGAGGTTGCTAAAAAGGTGATCTTAATTGAAGGTGAAAGTATTGATGAGTTATCTGAGCGAATGGAAAGGCGTAAAAGCGCTGATATATATGTAATAGACAGTATTCAGTATGCTGATCTGTCCTACAAAAAGTATAAATTATTTAAAGAAAAACATCGTAATAAATTAATAATCCTCATATCTCATGCGGATGGCAAAAGGCCCGAGGGGAGGGCTGCAAGGTCGATAATGTTTGATGCAACTTTAAAAATCTGGGTTGAAGGCTATACAGCTTTCAGTAAAGGTCGCTACATCGGCGCCAATGGCGGTGAATATATAATCTGGCATGAGGGCGCTATGAGATATTGGGGAGAATAATTATCAAATAATTAATAATAACTTAAATTTATGATACTTGGATTTAAAACAAAAACGAAAGATGGTAGATATACCAATTTTGTTGAGAAAATTGAAAAAGGAGAGAAAATACACACCATCCGTGAAGATAAATTAAATAGATGGCGTGCTGGACGGATAATACATGCTGCTGTTGGAGTAAGAACGAATGAATATCGCCAATTTTTTTAAGTAAATGCTGCTCGGTTCAAGACATTGAAATTTGGATTAGAGATAAATACAATCCTGTAATAATTGTTGATGGAAGAGTATTGACAATAAATTTAATAGCTAAACTCATTGTTAATGATGGATTTAATAATTATGAAGAGTTTTTAGAATGGTTTGAATACAAAAATTTTATAGGCAAAATCATTCACTGGACTGATTTAAAATACTAAAAATCATGGCAAAACTAACTAAAAATCAAAGGTGCTACCTTCACAGAAAGCTGAAAGGTATTTACAAAGTAGAAGTGAAAAAGCGGACCGTCTACGTCCCATTTTTGGACATAGTCAGCGACTCAGTGAAGCAACGGTCTGTTTTGGATCGGCTTTGCGGGGGGGGGTATAATATTCAATCATTTATAGATTAAGGTTATGGAAAAGAAGATTACATACACATACGATCCAGAGTCAAAGCAGCTCAACGTCTACGTAGATGGTAAACTGCGTGGTGGTTTTATTGGTGATATTGCCACTAACCGTTTTATCGAATTACTTGGCTCTGGTAAAAAAATAGGATTAACAAATATGAATACTGAAGCTACAAGAAAGTTAAAGGTAAGGCAACTACGGGCAATCTGGATTAAACTCGGCTTAGATGAGGATAGAATGGATTATTTGCAGGAGTACGGTGTTGATAGCACGGCTAAACTTACAATTGAGCAGCTTAATGAACTTATCGCTCGTTTTAATACAAACACAGGTGAAGATGAAATCCGATCGCTTAGGAGTAGTGTACTTGTTGTTATTAATAAGCTGGGTATCTACGTAACAAATAATGATTGGAATGCTGTTAATAACTTCCTTATGAGTAATAAAATAGCAGGAAAACTACTGTTTCAGATGAATATAGACGAGTTAAAACAACTCCGGAAAAAGCTAAACTCCATTCTTTACAAAAGGGAGGTTTCTAAGGCTGAAATTGAAAGATTAACAATTAATAATTAGTGATGGAAGATTTAAAAAAATATACTATCAACAACAGTGTTTCTGATGCAAAAAAATAATAGCAGATATCTACTCACTAATGGGTAGACATAAAGGTTGCGCAGAACAGGATTTGAATAAAGCAACAGATAATATGTATGCTTATATAAAAACGATAAAAACAACTAACAATTAATAATTAATAACTTAAAAAAAACAACAAATGGAATCACCAAAAAAATTAGAAGCTCGGGCAGATGAGCTACTTGAATGGATGTTAGAAAACACTCGTTCAACCGAATTCATTAAAAAGGCTAATGAGCGTAACGAAATCCTTGCTCAAATCAATAGCTACACATCTCCTCGTTGTAAACAGTTAGCTGATACAAACTTTTCACTTCCTATCAACTTTAATCTTAATTCACTCGTGTCATGACAGTAGATCAGTTAACAAAAGATGAGCGTGTAGCGATTGCTACAGAAGCTATGTACGATTTTAAGAAGGTTGTGCGTGATGAAAATCAGATATGCCGGAACTGTCATGGGGTCGGTTCTTATCTCGACAGTCATCTGCGTAATCAAACATGTATGATCTGTAATGGCTCAGGAAAGGTAAAGGTTACAAAGCTGATATTTATCAAAGTGGAAGCGCTATGAAACTTTTTAACAAAAGCATAAGATGTACTGATTTTATTAACGATAAGTACATTAAAGAAGTCTCGACGTATCGATCACATCGTTACATTATGTCTTTTTTGAACTTATCAAGAAAAATCAAAGAGTACGAGAGTCTTAATGATAAAAAAGCTTTCACAAACTCATTTACGGAGGAATTTACGGAAGATTTCTTGTACTTTTTAAAGCTTAGATACGAGCATCGTGCGAATACGATACGCACGATATATAATAAGCTGTCAGTTGTCCTTCGTGCTGCTGAGCGTGCAGGTTATAATGTGTGCTTAGGATTTTCACACATCGCAGTAAATGAAGAGGACGTTTCGGCTATTTATCTTGATGAAGCTGAAATTGAAAAAGTGTATCATGTAGCTCTATCTCATGAAGCTGATATAATACGTGATCGTTTCATTATTGGTTGCTGCACAGCATTAAGGTACAGCGACTATTCACGACTACGTAGTGAAAATATTAACGAAGACAATATACTGATAAAAACGCAAAAAACAGGCGTTGTTGTTCGTATTCCTCTTCATAGATACGTTCGTGAAATTCTCACTAAATACAATAATGAACTTCCTCCTCCTACCTCTCAGCAAAACTTTAACAAAGTCATAAAAGGTATCTGCAAAAAAGCTGGAATAAACGCTATTATTCATATTGAGAGGACGGTAGGTTTTTCAGTTGTTAGTAGGAACTACGAAAAATGGCAGCTTGTTAGCAGCCATACAGCCCGCCGGTCGGGAGCTACAAACATGTATCTCGCCGGCATACCGACTTTTCGCATCATGCTACTGACGGGTCATAAGACGGAAAAATCCTTTTTTAAATATATCCGTATTTCTCAACAGGAAAACGTCAATGTGTTATTAAATCATGTGTTTTTTAAATAGTTAAAAATGAAAAATATTAAATTAAACATCGGTTATACACTATGCTTAGTTCTTTTTTCTTCTTGTTCCAGGTCTGTATTCGTATGGACTATGGGAGATATAATTGGACTAAGTATATTGGCGATAGCGATTGTAGTATTATTGATAATATTGTTTATCGCCTGGATTCAAGATAAGATAGAGAGCTGGAAGTGGAAAAGAAAAAAGAACTAATTAAATTCTCAGATTATGGAACTTATAATAAATAAAGAGGCTTATAATAGCTGTCAAATGAGATGTAAAAGTTCTACAGACTGTTGTTGTGATTGCATAAAGAAATGTGCTGGTCATTTAGTTTGTCCAATATTCAACTATACACCTAAGGAAAGAAAAGAACGAATGACACGAGAAAAAATGTATAAAAATATGTTTGATGCCCAAATGAGATTTTTGAATATTTTAAAAAAGGATATGAATAAAATAAGCGATATAAAAAGAAGAATAAAAAAATTAGAACAACTCGCAGGATTTAATTATTGTACTTCTTGTAAATCACTTAGTGAGAATGCAACCGAAGCCGATTGGGTAAACGCATGGAATATTGATAACTCAATAATTAAAGGGATGATAAATGATATGTCTCTTTATTTGGGTGAATTATAATAGTCGCATTTTAAACTATAATAAAATAACCTAAGTGATTAGGGTTAAATTTAATCACAAAATTAATTAATTTCAAAAATGTAAAAATACAAAAAACAATTAACAGCTGAAAAAATGAAAGATAGAATTGTAAATTACCTATTTAACAAGCAATGGTTTAAATCTATTGTTAGACAACGTTTTTTAGATGCTGTCAATGATATGGATATAAACACACATGCTTTTGGTTGTGGATTAGAAGATAGATGTATAACCGACCGATACAGAGCTATGGAATTTGGGATTGAATGTACTATTAAAAAAGTAATAGAAGTAATTGAAAATGTTGATTAGCTACTAACGTAAAAATATACAAATAATGGATAATAGGATAAAGCAACAGTTAAAAATCAAAAAGGTTAGGAAAATGAAAAAACCTATCATATTGATGAACTCTGATGATTTTGATTCTTTTAAACAGAAATTAGAATCAACAATACAAAATTATAAGACAAGTAAATGCCCAACTTATGAAGGAATTCCAATTAAGACAAACAATGTAATTGAAAGAGGGTGTATTGTAGTTTATGATGATGTTTTTAATTGTCTTACAAATTTATTAAACACTTTAAAAACAAATTTTATGGAACTTATAATAAATAAAGAGGCTTGTAATAGCCGTCAAATGAATGATTTATAAATATTTTAAAAGATAAAAACAATGATACAAAAAGTAAAAGATCAGAAATGGATAGATGAGACAGGTCAAGCCGTCCCTATTAAATACATCACGCCTCTTGCCCGTCTAAAAGAGCAACGCTTAAGTCAACTGCTGAAGGAAGCAGTTATATTAAATCATCGTTTAACTAATTTTAAAACGATAGTTAAAGAGTATTGCAACGAGATATATAATTTAGCGCAAACGGAGCTTAAAACGGTGATAACAGAAAAAGGTAATTTTACCATCTTCAACTTTGATCGATCAATTAAAATTGAGGTAGCCATCTCGGATCGGATAGAGTTCGACGATTTGACAATTGCAGCTTGTAAGGCCAAGCTCGATGAGTTTTTGAATGAAAATCTCGATGCAAAGCAAGATTTTATTAAAGAGATGGTTACAGACGCTTTCGCAACATCAAAAGGAAAACTCGATGTAAAAAAAGTAATGAATTTGCTCAAATGGCAGTCAAAAGTTAATCACCCTCTTTTTCAGGAAGCGTTACGCTTGTTAACGGAAGCGATCCGCCGTCCCGACTCACGTACTTACTTCCGTATTTGGGAGCGGCAGGATGATGGCGCATACAAGTTAATCGATCTTAATTTTTCGAGTATATGAAAAAGGTTTATCTGGCCGGAAAAATCACAGGTTTGGATTACGATGATGTAGTCAAGGCCTTTAATACAGCCGAAGAGGGGTTGCTTGATAAGCGATATGTTGTGGTTAATCCGATCAAGTTAGTGTCTCGGGGAATGGACTGGAATAAGGCGATGCGAACATGTATTAAGGCAATGATGAGCTGTGATGCTATCGCTCTTTTACCTGGCTGGTCGGATAGTCGTGGTGTATCAATAGAATATGAGATAGCTGAAATGCTTGATTTTGAATTTATATATCTGTAAAATGATAACAATTATTATCAGTATCATCACTCTTACAACTCTTCTTGCTGTGATTATGGCTAAGAAGTTTGTGAAGTGGTTAATTCAAACAGAAAAAAGAATTGAGGAGGAATGGCTATGACGCACGAAGAAGCTGTAAAAATCTTCAAAAGGAACTCTTCGACGAAACAACAACTGCGCAATGCCCTCGGGGCCGCCCTGGGTATCGCTGCTGAAGAAGCCGAGCGATTGGAGCAGATGGAACAGAGCTTATTTAATCTTTGTAAAGAGGCTTTTATGAGGGTATATACCGATAAAACCGGGTTGGTGTATTACTTTACCGGCAAGGACGCAAAGGCGCTCACAGAGATTATAAAGAAGATTGAGCTGATGCCGAGTAATACAGATACAGAGGCATCTTTTAAGGTAATTGTTGAGCGATTACCGCTATGGTATATCAATAATGCCTTTAACCTGACGGCTATCAGCAGCCGTTTTAATGATATTGTTTTACAGATTAAAAATAGTAAGAATGGCAGAGCAACAAACAACATCTCTAACGACTACAAACAACAACTGCTTAGCGATTTACAATCCTGAGTCGTTACGCAGATCGTTGTTGAAAGTCAGAGATATAAGCGATGTATTAGCTCTTAATGATAAAACAACACTTGCTCTGTTGAGAAAACAGCAGGGTGAAAGGAAGGTGTTGGCTATGATTAAGCTACATCTTATTGAACTTAATGAGTTGCTAAATCTTAAAAACCCGCTCACTGAGAAAATGATCGATCAATCGGCAGAGATTATCTGTAATGATTTTTATTTCTTAAAGATGCCAGATATATATTTGATTTTTAAAAGAATAAAGACAGGATTTTGGGGTAACTTTTTTGAAAGTCTTAATATTGCTAAAGTGATCGCCTGTTTTACTGATTACGCTGATGAACGCCTCAACCTTGCCGCTGAGCAATCTGCTAATTCAGCTTCAAAAGAAATGGGACGGCGTGAAATATTTTCGCCTGCGTCGAAGCTCAGTGAGTTTACGGTTATGTATAAGTCTAAAATTTCAATAAAAGGAATATGAGTTACAGGATAATAACAGCTCAAGGTTATAAAATGATTGATAAAAAAGCTGTTTATGAATTAATTAAAATTCAAGACAATCTATCTTTTGAAAATGCAGCGGCTATGCTTCAATTCAGAAGTGAGTTGAAAAAGCAGACCGGATACGAAAAGGTGTTTTTAACCTATAAGAAAAAGTAAAAAATATGCAGGATGAGAGATTGAAGGAAATAAAACGTTCGCGTATTATATACATGTACAACGAGCTCGGAAAATATAAAATCGAAATTGATGTGATTTTATCTTTCTTGGAATACGAGTTCTGCATTCAGCGTGATTGGCTTGTACGTATTATTAAGACGCAGAATAAAACTCTTAAATTAACTCATAATGATATTGACAGAATAACCGTCGCCGCGTTTGTAAAGAAGATTTATAAACAGGTTGACAAACAAGTTGAAAAGAAAATTGAAAACTAACTTTTTACATCAAAGCGTTAAGCAAGTTGAATAAAATCAACTTGCCTGATTAAAAATAAGTTATCCTATTTTTTGAAAAATATTTTCCGCTCTTTGTCGAATTTGAAATTTTTAGTATTACTTTTGCCTTTGATCTTCAATTTAAACATTCAGGGGCAAATCACTTGAATAAACTTTTTAAAAATAAAGTAAGGCTGCTATTGGTGGTTCCGGAGGAAACAACGGAACTGATTCGACGCCCCGCGTTTGAATTGGAGATCACACCTAATGTAGCCTTACTCATTTATTAATCTTAAATTCTTTTTAAAATGATCTCAAAGAAGAATGAAAAGCAGGTTTTAGGCCTGCAAGTGGTCGAAATTGACCAAAGTAAGTTTGCTATTCAAATGATGGATGGCAATATTAGTGTTAATCTCACCAAAATGGCTAAGCCGTTTGGTAAATCAAAACAACCATCAAATTGGTTAAAAACCAAAGAATCAAAAGAGTATATTAACACTCTTTCCGTTCCTCTAAAAGTAGGAACGGCTGATTTATTGTCAGTTAGACACGGTGGTGATCCCGATGAACAAGGAACTTGGGCTAATGATTATCGCTTAGCTATGCGTTTTGCGCAATGGTTAAGCCCTGAATTTGCTATTAAAGTAGATGAAATGCTGGTAAATCAACTACTTAAACGCTCAATAAAAAAACCTGTTGTAATTCCTCAAAATGCGGGTTATGTGGAAAATCAATTGTTTCTGAATAAACTTGGCGAGGGAATGACGTATTGTTATTATACCAATGGTGTGCTATTTACAAAACTATCGCCAGTGTTTAAGCTTTTTGGTTCAGCTGGTAGTGTTTCGCCTACCCATAAAGAACGAATAGGAATGGAAAACCTTATGCAAATTGAAGTTGGAAAGCAATTGACATGGTTTGGTAACATCAACGCTATTGAGATTTTTCTTAAATATGCTAAAACTCAGATAAAATATAGTGCTATAAGTACAGTGTATAGAGATATATTTGGTATAGAACGTTCCCGCGATATTGAAGACCCATATGTATACCATTTTACCAGCATGCAAATGCTTGAAATATTTGAATTGATTTTTGATAAACCAATTAATAAAGAAAAGGTAATATCAAAACTAAGGTGTGGTAAATTGGAGGCAGGTTATGAAAAGTGAAATGAAACCCGATTACGACGAACTGCAACTCCTGATGAAGCTGATAAAGACACAGGAACAATTATGTAGCACGCTTTACGGACTGGCTATGGCTATGAACGAGCGGTACCGTGCCGACGATCTGCGGGAAAGGAACCGCCCGGCTTTGCGGGTTTGTAAAGGATAATTTTTTCAGAAAAAGTCCTGCAACATGTGGGACTTTTTTTTATTTTTGTATGGTAAAATTTAAAAGTATGAAAATCAAGTATTATTTGTTTATTTTTATAGGGATTCTTATTATCGGGAGCGCCATAGGCATTGGGATTCCAAAGTATAAAAAAATATCAGAGCGTAATAAAAAGGAAGCTGTGATGAGAAAGGCTTATGATTTTTCAAAAGAAAACGTTTCAAAGATATTAAAATGTCCATCCACCGCTATTTATCCATCGTTTGATGGAAAATTTATTAAATTAAGAGGAAGCCTAATGAAAAGCTACATATCAATACATTCTTACGTTGATGCTCAAAACTCATTTGGTGCAATGATGAGAAATGAATATACCATCTACATAGATGGCAATAATGATGTATTTAAAATTGATAATTTGATATTTAATGGAGAAGTACTCATTGTGGATGGTAAAGAAATAAATTATTCTGAAGTAGATAATTGAAATAAAAAAGCCCCATAACGGGGCTTTTTTATTTTCCAAATATCTCAATCTCCAAATCCAATTCCCCTTCCGGATTAGTTTCCTTAAGTTTTCCACCACCAAGTTTAATATTTTCAATTACAGCCGGCGTTAACTTATGTTTGTGTATGCTGTCGGTGTAGGAATCGATCTTACAGGTGTATTCCAGCACGTGGTATCGCATAATCCGGTTGGCTCCCGGCCGCTCTCCTTTGTAGGTAAGCGGGCTACTAACGTCCGACCTTAATCCGTTTATCAGGTATTTTACCGCCTTAAGCATCTTTAAGTATTCCAGCCCCTCATCCAATCTATTACTGAAGCTCTCGGTACCCGCCCCTGGTTCCTGCAATACAGATAGTTCAAGTGTGAGCACATCTGGGTCATCTCCAGCCGTTTTAATACTCCAGGCAATAAAGATTCCTGGGAAAAAGACTTCCCATCCTTCCGGATCGTCGGGCTGCCCAAGGTTAATATCTATCTGCCGCGGAACCGGCAGGCCACGTTCGGTGAAAACTTCCGGATGATCCGCAAATACTTTTAAAATTTTTTGATAAACGATTTCCATTTTTAACGATTTTTAATTGCTTGTACTATCTCTGCCTGCATCATTCGCTCTTCGCGCCGAATCAGCACGGCGGAAGGGCCTATAAATTGCCGGGCAGGTGTGTTTTGTATAATAACTCTTGTATGAGCGCTTACCTTCACATCGCCGCTGCGTTCCCTTACCGTTTTGGTATGTTCCCTCCGGCTGCCGATACTATAAACGCCGGTACCTTTTTTTGCGTTGTTAAACCTGCCACGGGTGTATGCCCGTACGTGCTGTGTTACTTCGCCCTTAAAACCTTCGTTGTGTACCCTGGCATAAGGAACATCGGTACCGATTATAATGTAAGATTCACTCACATAAATTATGCGTATACTACGTCGCAACCTGCCGGTATCCACCAGTAATCCCCTTCCTTTCCGTTCACGCCTTCCCCATCCCGGATTTTTACTACGCTCCTTCCAGGGATGGCGGGTATTATCCACCCAGTTATGCATCACAAACCGCTCCTTGCTGAAGTTAACGGCAACCACAGCCGCCTTCTGTGGAATGCGATCCACGGCAGTGGCTATGCGGTTCATCATGTTTATAAAGTCGGCGGTTTCGTTCATTGTTCTACTGATATGCAGTTTCTACGTTGGCAATAATCCTCATAAACATGTCGCGCAGGTAGGCTTCAATCTGCCGTTCGTCCATTTTTTGTAAAGTTGTATTCTGGGTGTTAATTCCTCCCTTCACGAAGCTGTCGATGTTGATATTAATTGTTTTTATCTGCTTTGCACTACCGGTTATCTTATTGGTAAGATCGTCCCCGGTAGGCGCTGTGGGGTTTTTATTTTTATCATTAGTATTGGCTTGGGTTGCAGCCCAAGGATTTCCACGTGCCTCCAGTAATCGTGGTCTTATATCTTTAAATGCCTCTAATTTACCCCATGCCCATTCTTTAGTTTCTTTGTCTGATTTAGGGTTTTTATAAGTTGCCATTATTTCACGATAGTTATTATCTAACTCTTTCCATGTTTTATCCCATTCCGATTTCGACATTTTATTAGCACGATCAATCCGGGAATCCCAGTATCCCACTTCCTTACCCTTTACCCATTCAGTTTTTGACAGTTCGACATCCTTAGAATGATTAATCTTCATCCAGTGGTATGTGGTTTTATCTATATTTCCAGTTAACCTTCCGTATATCATAACCAAATTTTGGAGATGTTCTGTTAATGGAAGGATAAGGTCTCTTTTAATAACTATCCATGTTGGCGCAGCTGTTTCTCCAAGCCGTACCATAGACGTCCTAAGCCTGTTATTTATCATTTCGTTAACATAACCAAGGTTGTTTTCGGCATTTTCCTTAATTTTTGAAAAATCCACTTCTACGTTATCAAACTGTTTGAGTGTTGCCAGTGTTTGCCCGCTTCTGTCGGAAGCTATTGCTAACAATGCGTTCAGCCCTTCACTTCCCTGGAACTGTCCCCGGATTTTTGAAAGGTCATAGTCTGTTTTCGCCGTCAGCAGTTTTTGATTCAACTCGGTAACTATCTGGCTAAACTGCTTCATCTTTCCCGCTTTATCAAACACCCCATTGCCACCCAGTACATCTTTGAATGTTTTTTGAACCTGGAGCCTCGAAAGGTCGGTAAACAGGGATTTTGTTAAGGTAGCCGCCTCTTCCGGGCTCTTTGTTTTTACGGTAAATAAAGCAAAGGCCTGGTTTGCGCTGTTGTAGTCCTGCGCCGCACCTTTAGCAGCTCCGGCGAAATCGCTTTGTACCTTGGCAAGCTGGTCGTAGGTAACAAGGGCGGTACTCATTGTTTTATGGCTACTTTCCAGATATTTATTAACATCGTTTGTTGAAAATCCAAAGTTCGCCATTGCCTTTGCCGCTCCACGTATGGTTTCATTAAAATCCGACTTAACATACTGGCTGAATTTTCCCACCTTTCCAACAATCGCTTCTGCGGCACTGCCATACTTCCCGGTTAATGACTGAACGTCGAATACTGCCCCCGCCGCCTTATCAGGGTCGAATCCTTTTCTGAAAGAGAAATCAAGAATTTCGTTTTTTAAATCAGATATTTGCCGCCTACTTTTGTCAAGATTCAGGTTTTCGATATTTAAAAACGAGTTATCGAATTGCTCCGCCGCGGCAATGGCTTTTTTAAATCCAATTCCCAGCCCCGCTATTCCCGCCATAAGCCGTATATATGGATTACCTAATAACTCCATCGCCCTTCCAAAGCCAGGTATCTCATCTCTCATGGCTTTAAAAGTTTCAATGTGCGATGTTTTTAATTTGTTCAACCAGGTTTTCATATCCCGCACATTACTGTTAACAATCTCTTTAGCTCTTGATAATCCGGTTTTGATACGTTCCTTCATTTCAAGAATTAACTGTACTTTTGCTTGTCCGTCCATTTTTTTAAAATATTTGTGTGTTTTTGTCGAAAACTGATTTTTCTGTTGTATCTTTGTAGCCGGTTAGGGTATATCCCAGACCTCCCAAAACGGCTAACTGGTTTTTAACTTGTTGGCCGTTTTGATTTTTCGGGCAGTCCAAACCCCTTCCGGTTATATTTTAACGGGTTACCTTCTTTGTTTATCACCCACACATCGTCAATGTATACTGATTGTGTCATCTGTCCTTTAACGTATTGCCGTATTTTTTCTTCCTCCATTTTTTCAGATAAATGAATCACTATACCATCCGCCTGTTTTTGACCACGCTTGATAGAATTATGGATAGCATTTTTGTTGCTAACCGTTGTTTTTATATCAAATATTTTCCCATTTATTAAAGCGTCAGGGTTTTTACCTTTTACAAAATCCTTTGTGCCGTATATTTTTTCCCTGATTTTATCATCATCCAGGATGGGTAATAACTTTACATTGTAACCAGCATCAGCCAGAAGCTTAGCTGCGTTTACATTTTTCGCCATCTCATCTATACCATGCAGCAGGTGAACCTGCACCGTTTTTCCGTTCTCTGATTTATATATAGTGTTGTAAGCTGCATCTGCCGGTACTGTCTGTATAGATCGTCTTAACACATCCGTTGGTATACCGTCATAATATGGATGCCCTGCCGGGAAGATAAGCCCCGATTGAGCCAGGTTAGTACGGAACATTGCCGGAATAGGGGCGTCTGGAATTTCCTTGGTTTCCTTAGCGTTGCTGTTCGGTAGCTGGTTTACGCTGCAGCGGCAACCCCAGCCGTTTGGCGGATAATGCGTAGCCCAGAACTGATCATCTATTTTTCTGATAATCCCCTCCAGCGCACGATGCGAATCCCTTACCCTTTTATCGCCGACGGTGCTATACTGAAGAAATGGCATTATCTTTTTGTTAGCCTCAAACTCACTCCAGCGGGCAGCCATCGTCGCCGATCCGATCGCTTGATTATACTCCGTCCGTAACCAGGAAGAGTTGTATTTTTCGTTAATCGATCCGGCTATATCTTTGAAGTCGCCAAAGCTTCTGAGTTTCCCGTTTTCGTCTCTCATCGCAAGCGTCATATCGCGCATCTGCTGATAGTTCTTTGCCGCGCTAAAGTTCCACACATCGCGGGTTAACCGGGTCAGCATTTCAGCGTCGGGAGTATCCCAGTCCACCTGCATGAAATTTTTGCCATAGCCTTCTATCACCTGACTTTGTAATACGGAGCCAACCAGCTTCAGTATTCCGGCGTCGGTGAGCCCTGCGGTACCATTCCATATTTCATCCAATACCCTTTCCAGTTCCGTGGTAAGGTTCTGGGTAAAAGAAGCGGGTAAATCAGCCTCTGCGGTAGGATACAATCCACCACAGCAGGGACACGGCTCATATAGTTTAATGGGGACGGCTGTTGCCGTCGGTCCGTCCCCTATTGAAAATTTGCCGAAAAGGCTGCTTTAGCCGGCTTCCCTGGTTCCTGGGTGGCTGCCGTTGCTTTCTTACCAATAATTGGGAAATTAAACCGGTTGCTTACCCAGTCAGGATCAATCTCGTAATTCTGTAAAGCATCACTTACTATTTTCCAGTGTTCAGAAAGGGAAATACTTTCCATCCTGTCGAAGCAGAATACGCTATTGTCGGTAAATTTAAAGCCCCAGGTGCGCATTAAAGGAATAAGCTTACCGTTTACAAAGAATTCAATCATGCGGCGATCTGACTCGGCAATCTTTTCATCTAAGGTTCGTTCATGCACTTCGCTTTGACTTCTTGAGCTTCCATTATCGATCACCATTGTCCCGCCAAGGATGTTTTTACTTATTTCATCATTGGCAAGGTTGATCTGTTCGAGAAAAACCTTGTGTGGATCACCCTTCTGAACTGAATCATGAATAGTGATTTTTGTTCCTTCAGGCAACAGTCCCTGTGCCGCTTGCCCGAGATTTCTCATAGCCTTTTGGATTTTATCCAGGCTGGGTTTGTCAGTACGGGTTGTTTCAGCGGTAATTAGCGGAATACCGAACCTCTCAGCAAAATCAGCCCATACCTGTTGCGCGTTCCGCTTCCAGATCAGCTGATGGATTATATTATTTAATATTCCATACTTACTGCCAGTGCTTTTCAGCTCAATTACATTTTTTGCAAAGGCAGGGTCTGTATATTTTACGCCCTTGGTGCCGGCAACCTCAAAATAAACCATTCCGGTTTGAGGCACGCAATTGCGGCGCGGAATGAGTTGCCATGCGAAAGTAGGGTTAGTGGTTTCCATGACGGTATAAAATCTAAGAACGCTATCAAGTAAATCCCCCATCATGTTATACCACCATTCACTCTCGAAATAGGCAGTTTGCTCAGGAATTTCTTTTCCTGTTTTAGCATCCTTAATTATTCCTCGCCTCGACATCGTCGCCGCTTTCCGGATATTGATAACAGCGGCAAGGTGGCCATCTGTTAGAAGATTATCGTATAAATCCTGCAGGAGATACCAGCGCGGATTATCGACATCGTCGGCAGCATCCATAGATTCTCGCCATTTTTTTATATCGGATCGGGTTTTGTCGGTAAACTCCTTTACAAGTTGAACCATTATTCCGCTTGCACCCTGGCCAGAAGTTAATGAAACTGGATGTTTTTCCGTTTTGTAGAGACCCCACAGGTAACTCTTTGACTGTTGTATGTTTTTACTGATATCCATGTCCTATTTTGTTTTATAGAGTGCAACCTCCTGGAGTTTTACCCAGTCTATTGTGATCATCTTTTGTTTTCTCATCTCTTTGAGTTGATGAGCAGAAAACACCTTTAGTTTCTTTTGCCAGCGAATAACATAATATTGGCGATTTGTGTGTTTATGAAGCGTGTTAGCTTTGTGCTTTGCATAGCGAAAGCGGATTGTAAATAATAAGAATTTTATCATCGTTGAAATAGTATTTAAAAAGTGATTAAAACCGGTTACTTTCTTTTGTTTGTTCACTCCAAAACCTGACGTCGCTTTCATCCTCTCCACTTTCATTTGTGAGGGCTGGCAGGTCGGCATTCTGCCCCTTTTGCACGGCAGTTAGCCACTTCAGCGCATCTTCGTAACGCAGCTCGCGTGTTTTTGGAATGTTGTTAGGTCCTTCCTTACTCCATAGGTGATACAGGGCAAGGTCAATTGTAATCATTACGATGTACTGATCCCTGTTATCCACATCGCCGGCAGGAGTAAATATTTTATCGCAATCATATCTGCCAGCGATATGATTTCTGATCTGAGCGATAGCCATCTTTTCAGCTCCCAGCAATTTTGTGCTTCCCAACGTCGGGTCTATAATCCGTGCGATCTCTGAGCGTATCTGAACATCATAATCGCCATCCTTTAAAAATCTACTCATTAGAATCTATTTTTTGAATTTTTTGTAAAATCTTCGATTGATGTAATATATGGATCAAATTTGTCCTCACGGGCAGTTCTGTTACATTCGGCAAATGCGCCTTCTAAGGCGTCAGGGCCGTCCTTAGCTACACCGCTACCTTTTTCAAAAGCAAGCATCTGATCGCGCAGCTCTATCTGATCATAATTGTTTCTTTCATCCTCATTAAAGAAACAGTTCCGGCGTTCCCAGAATGCCGCCATTGCCTCGATACGATCATCTTTGTCTGCCTTGGTACGTTTGTCGGCAACCACAGGAATATAGTAACCTCTTAAGTCTCCCTCGTTGTCAAAATCATTCACAAAATCATCCATTGCAAACAAACCCTCAATGCGATACTTGATAGAATATTTTTCCAGCTTTTTATCTTCATGTATGTCATAAAGCCAGGCGGCTATCGCTGGCCGGGATGCCTGTCGCAAAAACCCATGAATGACATAAAATTCTCTTCCTAACTTTCCTACCAACCACAAACCTTTAAAGCAGGCATTTTCCTTATATGACAAGTCGCCGTAAAATACAAGAGCATCGAACTTGTCGAGCTTAGGTACCTTTTTCCATTGGAAATACTCGTACTTGAATATTTTACCCTCTTCAACATGAATATGCATGTATTCGCGCATAAACGAGCGATAGGGCATGTCCCGGAATTTTCTGCGCCAGTAATCAACAGATGCCTTTTCCGGCCACTCCGGCTCGAAAGTCTGTAAGTCCTTTACCGCACAAACGGTAAGAATTTGAAAGGGCGATTTTTCGCCGTCTGCTTTTGCTTTTTGAATAGCTGTTTTAAAGTATATCTTAAGCCGATTGGTAATACTCTTTTTATGTGTATTATTATTGGAAAAAACAAAGCGTTCGGTACCACCTTCCATATTATCAAAGCAGCCCCATACATCTTCAGTGATATAATCCACCGACTCACTCATTAACCGCTCGTTTTTGAAATGCTTACGATTATCGACATCATCTACAGTAATATAATCAGGCCGTTCACTACCTTCCCTGGCACCTCTGGGATTTTGACCAAAGCCCAGTGCCTGGAAACGAACCCCGTCCTTAGTAACAAAATCTCCATTACTCCAATCTCCGAACTGGAATTTTTCTCCATAATCATTGATTAATCGCTTGTTGTATTGTAACTGAACCTGGATACCGGAGAGGAGCTTCTTTGCCTTATCTTCTGTCTCTCCTATCAGGAGCATAAAATGCAGGTCGTTCAGCGCAAACATCAGGAATAGAGGAATACCCATGTCAATATGCACCGACTTCCCGGCACCTCGGAACAATTCAGCTAATAACCGGATTACCTTGTTTTTTATAATCAGGTTTGCCAACTTGCGATGGAACCAGGCTGATTTTACCTTAGCATAATTAGGAAAGTAGTATTCAAACCAGGTGGCGTAATCAGCTTCGAGTATTTTTTTACGCTCATGCTTTGCTTTTTCCGACTCACCAAGCTTTATCTCGGTTGCTCTTGATACAGCGAGACAGTGCTTGTCAAAGTCGGCTAACAGCTGCTGATATTTGTTTGTTGCCATCTTACTGATAATTACTTATAGCGTATTGTAAGAACATCTTTTCAAATTTCGTAAATGCGTTAGCCTGTACAGGATCAATATCCACAAGCCAGTTGTTGAAGCTGATGAATACGGATGAAATAACCCTGGGGTTAACTGTACTATCTAATTTGTCGATAGCAACCATTACTTTACTGAGTGCGTCGGCTTTTAGCGCCGGTGGGTTTCCCTGCGCGATGCTAAGAGCCTCAGAAAGCAAAACTTCACGAAGCTTAACCGGGGTTAGTTCGTTAAATATTTTTCGCTCATCCCAGTTTTTTTCGCCGGAACGACCCTTTTTCCATTTTATTAAGCTTTGCTCGCTCACATCCCAGTCGGCGGCTATCTGCTTCAATGTATAACCTTTATTAATATACAAATCCTCAGCTTGACCTCTAATTCGTTCAAGCTCTGCGCGTGTCCATTTTTTTTTATCAGCTGATTTCTTTGCCATTTTCTCCTAATTTTTGTTCTGCAAAGTTTAAAAGATTGGTTCTTAAGAAAAAATTGTCATGTTTTTAATGCAGAAATTTATGTAATCATTACGAGATTTCTGTAAGTAAACAAATTATAATTTGTGCATTTTATTTTATCGATTCAATTTTGCAGCTCGAACAATGATGAAATCATCTCAACTTTAAAATTTAATAAAAAATGAAAAATGTTTAAAGTAGAAAAGTTATCGGATAAGGCAGTGTTAACAGTATATGGCTATGTGGGGGGTTACTACATGGATATGCGTGCTGTTAATTCTGCCATTTCTGATATTCAAGAATCGGGTTATAAACAACTTGATTTTCATATGCACACGTATGGCGGATCGGTTATCGATGGTAATCTGATTTATAATTTTCTGGCCGGATTTTCCGGGAATGTTGACATCTATATCGATGGGATTGCCGCATCGATGGGGAGTATTATCATGTTGGCCGGCAAAAATAAACCTCAGATCGCTGAAAATGGATTTATCATGATCCATTGCCCGTCGGGCTATGCTGAGGGTACGGTTGCTGATCTTAATGCCGCCGCCGACTTACTTTCCATGATGCAAAAAAACTTTAAGCAAAAACTTATAACTGCAACTGGTAAGAGCGAAGAAGAGATCAACGCTTTATTTGACGGCACGGATCATTGGTTCGATGCTGATAAAGCTATCGCCTTTGGACTTGCCTCCGGTAAGTTTACTCCTAAAGTACAAGATTTAGCTGTCTCAAACACTACTGAAGCTTCAAAGCTTGGCGCAAAAGCGGTTTTTGATCGCTTTAGCGCTTTAACTCAAAATATGTTTAATCAACCCCCTGTTAATAAAATGGATAAAAAAGCAATCATCGCCCGGTACAAACTTACGGATGTTACTGAGGCAAACACCGAAGAGGAAATCTACGCATCGATAGATGCTAAACTTGCCTCTGCCACTACAGCTGCCACAACGGCTGAGCAAAACGCCGCCAACACGGCTAAAACTGCTATTACTGCCGCCGTGGATCAGGCGATAGTAGAAGGAAAATTACCAAAAGAACAACGCGACAAATATATCGCCCGTGGCGAAAAACTTGGTCTCGCTGATCTGAATGCCATTCTTGCTGACATGCACCCTTATCAATCAATTCAATCAAAGATCACCGGTGGCGCCGGTGGTGCCAGCCCCGAAGATCGTAAAGGTTGGACATGGAACGATTATCAGGCAAAAGCCCCTGATGAATTGGAAAGTATGCCTAAAACCAATCCGGATTTATTCAAAGCTCTTTACAAAGCTGAATACAAAACCGAACCGGAACTGTAATTAACGATTTAACTAACATTTTTTAAAAAACCATGAAAACAAAATTCATTCTCTCTTTTCTGATTGCCATGCTGATGAGCGTGGCTGCCGGCGTTGGTATAGCCTCTGCCGCTTCCTTGCCGGTACTGCCGGTTACTTCTGTTCTCTTAGCATGTTCCTTTATTCCCTTTCCGCAAACTGGAATAACCATTGCCAGTGTCTACCAGGAGGTGTGGACTAAAGAGGTTATTAAATCCTTCACTTCTTTATTGAAAAATACGTTTTTGGAAGGAATTAAGGATTATTCAAGATACGTGAGTAATGTAGGTGATGAAGCGCAGGCGATACATTTAATTTACCTTGGCGTACGTCCTGACGTATTGATTAATAATACAACCTACCCGATACCCATTCAGGATTTACCACCTGAAGACGTTGTAATTGCCTTAGACAAATATCAGACAAAAGCTACTCCCATCACTGACGATGAGTTGTATGCGCTAACTTATGATAAGATAGCGACCACAAAAGAATCGCATGCTGAAGCTATTGCCATAAATCAAACCTTAAAAGCTATCCATGCCCTTGCCCCAGGCTCTAATACTGCTAAAATGCCGGTTATTCTAACAACTGGAGCTGATGATGGTACAGGAAGAAAAAGACTTACGTGGAAGGATATTTTAACATTTAAAACAGCTGTCGATAATAATGGCGATCCTGGCAATGGCCGTCGACTTGTCCTGTGCACTGATCATCTCAATGATCTTTTATTTGATAGCCCACAAGCCTTTAAAGATCAATATTACAATAGGGCTGATGGAGGTATCTATAATCAATTGAGTTTTGAATTTTATGACTACAACGGAAATCCGTATTTTTCGCCGGCAACAAAAGCAAAGCTTTCTTTTGGTGCTATTCCAGCAGCTACAGATCGCCGCGCTTCAGTGTACTTTAATATGGCTCGCGCAGCTAAGGCATCAGGTTGGACAAAGATGTACTTTTCTGCCGCTAATACCGATCCTTTATACCAGCGTAACCTAATCAATTTCAGAAACAACTTTATTGTACTTCCTACGTATGAGGAAGCTCGTGGAGCTATTGTATCTGATAATGTATAATTAACCCTGTTTGTTTAATTTAAAACTGTAAAAATGAAAAAGTTGATTCTATTTTTAATGCTCATTTCTGGAATGTTTTTATCTGCACAAACTGTTAATGTGTCATTTAATAAGACAGAAACGTTCCGAACTTTTAAGTATATTACCCCGGCAGACACAATTCATGGCACAGCCGAATTAGGTAAGGTATTCTTTGTAAATAAAGATTACAAATACACATACATGTGTCAGGCTTCGGCTACACGCGTATCAGATTCCGGACAGGTGAATTTCTACTTGTATGGTAGTATGGACAATGTTAAGTATTATACTATTACAGCAATCCCGTGGTATATGACAACTGCTGATACTGCGGTAATGTTTAATTCTAATACTACTTACGTAGCGTGGCGATATTTGAAAACATCAATAAAAGGTGTTGGTTCAACCACCCGAGCGAAGCTGGGTAACCTTTATTTAAATATCAATAGATAAAAAAGAAAAATTTAAATATAAAATTCCGGCCTGGGAAACCGGTGCCGGAATTTTTTTAAAAAACACTATTATGGCAAAGAAAAAAGATGACCCAGATCAGGTAACTGATCAAACTCAGACCCCGGAAGTTAATGAAGCTTCGGAAGCTACTACTCCATCTGCCGAAACCCCAGACTTTAAAATTATCTCAGTTAAAACAGAATTAGAAATAATGGATCGTCTGGGTATAGACACATTATACAAAAATTCTAAAGGTGAATATTTCACAGCTGAGGGCCTCGCTGTATATAGCGAAGGTGGTAAAAAGGAAAATGTTTCTGCTATACACAGGTCTAATTTAGAAACAATTATTAAATCATTAAGCGATGCCGATTAGAGGATTTGAATTGTCAAAAGGCGCCGTCAGCGGAAGCACAAGTGATTCTGAAGATAACATCTGCATGTTACTTGTAAATGCAGATGACACGGAAGATGGCTTAACATTTACAAACGGAAAGGTATACCCGCTCACAAAATTGAAAGATGCTGAGTCGCTTGGTATAACTGAGCTCAACGATAAGAATAAAAATGTCCGGCTATGGCGCCATATTTCGGAGTTCTATCGGGTGGCTGGCGAAGGCACAAAGCTTTATTTATTGGTTGCCGAAAACGACAAAACGCCCAAACAGATGATTGAAACCTATGGTCAGAAGTTGATCATCGCTGCTAAAGGTGCCGCTTACTATATGGGTGTGGCTTACAATCCTCTTGCTGCTTACGCTCCTACCTACGTGGATGGGCTTGAACAGAATATCCGTGAGGCTATCGCCCCTGCTCGGGCTCTGCATGAATGGAGTTGGAATACCGATCGCCCGATTAATATTTTTCTTGAGGGTCGTGGCTTTAATGCCGCTACCGGCGCAGCCGCTTTAGACCTTCGTAACATCATGGATGGAGCCGCCCTCTTAGCCGCTACACATGTTAGTTTGTGCATCGGGCAGGATTGGGATTATGCAGATACCCTCACTGGTGAATCTCAGAAATTTGCCGATGTGGGCACTATGTTGGGCACTAAAGCCGCTATTTCTGTTAACAGGAATATTGGTGAAGTGGAGAGTTTAGATATTAGCTCTGCCACAAAAAGCCGCTGGCTTACTGCCGGGCTATCTAATCACAAAACCATCGAGGAGATGGATTCTGAGCTGTCCGATTTGGATGCTAAGGGTTACGTCTTTGGAATGAGTTATACCGGCATTACCGGAATACGCTGGAATGGCGATCATGTCTGTGCTCCTATCATTGTGGATGACGATGGCTTTATTTCAGTTAGCTCCATCGGCCATGGCGCAACCCTTAACAAAGGTGCCCGTATGCTTCGTAAAAAGCTCTTACCAAAGCTAAAATCTACCGTGCCGGTTGACTCTACTACCGGCTTCTTGCCAACCGGTATTATTAAATATTTTGAAGGTTTGGGAGACCAGGCTTTTGATAATATGGCGTCTGCTACTGAGATCAGTGATGGGAAAACTATCGTTGACCCTAAATCGACACTTCTAACCGGAGATAAATCCCTTAACGTTGATTTTATTTTGATTCCCACATTTTCAATCTTGAAAATTAAAGGAACGATTAATCTTAAAACCAAACTGTAATGCCTGTAATAAATAGAAATGGAAAAGCTTACGACAGTGGGGACGTTGTTGTAACGATGTTTGGAAGAAATGACTATGAAATAACTGAAATCAGTTATAGCACAGAACAAGAGCATCAACCTAATCATTCACTTGGCAGTAATGATTCCACGTCTTATTCGATGGGTAAAAAAACCAATTCAGCAACTATTACCTTTCGACTTGCTTCTATGTCAATCATTGAAAAAGCCGCAGGTGGCAATATTCTTAGAATAAAACCATTTACGATAAATGTTACTATTCTTAACGAGGATAACGACATTATCAATGATACCATCGTCGCTAAGTTTCAAAGCCAGGGCCGCGACATCTCCGGCGATATGGATTTGAAAAAGCAATGTACCTTATTTGTACTGAGTATTAATTTTAACAACGCCTAAACCTATGAAAAAAGAAACAGTAGAATTACCGGCAGGCGTAACTGCTGAAATGGTCGCCGCCTGGAAGGAACGCTATGGCGAAACTAAAGTAAAACAGGCATTATTGCCACTCACGGAAAGCTGCGATGATTACCTTTCTGTTATTGTGCGTGCACCAGGCAGGAAAGAAGCCTCAGAGTTTGAAAAATGGATCGATAAGAACCCTGACAAGGCGAAGGAGATTCTTATCAACTCCTGCCTCTTGACAAACAAAGATGAAGTAAAGGCAAATGAATACTTATTCTTTGGTGCAGCAGACGCAATCATGAACCTATTACAAGTTCCGAAGGCGATACTAAAAAACTTATAGAAGGCTATCCATCTATTGATATAATTAATGATGAGGATAGCCTGACGAGACAGGATGCCAACTTCACACGCCGCGGGGACGCCTTAATCAGTTACTTTTTAAGCGTCCCCTTTCCTGAAGAGTTAGACGACGACACCTGGATGGAAAAGTATCGACAAATTGAATGGCTTGCTGAAACAGGATTATTAGGAATTAAAAAGAAAAATGCCTCAAGTTAACATAAATACAATTTTAGCACGCTATCAGAGCGGTTTTGGCTATGTGGCCGGTAATGTCGCTTCCGTGGTGGCAAACCGGCTATGGGCTAAGCTTGTTAATATGCCCTTGTATGCTGAGCGTCTTGATGGGGGTACATCTGATGAAAGCATTGATCTTTTTCCTGTCACTGACATCCATTTTGCAGAAGTGGAGTTTAAAAACTCAAAATCCGGCAATAAATACAACTTTGGAACTGATATTGTTAGCTACGGAATTGGTAAAAAATTTCTTGCTCCACCTTTAATGCTCTCGTTTAACAGAGATAAAAATGTTTGCATAACTCCGATTGATAAGTCTGAAATTGAAGTAATAGAAAATTTTGGACTAAAATCGTACAACATCAAGGTGCAGGGATTGGTAGTTGATATGGATAATCATCAGTATCCTGGTGATCTTTTACGAAAAATATCAGAAATGTTTGCTGAATGGGGTACGTATGAGGTAACGAGTACGATATTTAACGACATGGATATTTGTGAGATGTTTATAAAAGGCGGGCTTGATGTATCATTTGTTGAGGGTTATGCCGACACGGTTAAATTCTCATTTGATGCGATAAGTACCGCTGTTGCAGCTTTTAATAGAATTAAGGAGGGATAATGTTTTATTATGCTGAACCTTGTGCAAGAGTAAGAATCGGTAGTGATACCGATTTTCTTGAATTTAACTCTGTCAATAAGATTGTAATTGACGAGAGTGTAAAGGATTTGGGTAATAAGGCTACAATAACCCTTCCGCGCAACTATGGCAAGCTGGATGGTCAAAGTCTTCTTGATCTTCTCAAAACAGGGGATAGGGTAAAGATATGGTTAGGGTATGATGGACAACTGAACCAGGAATTTTCCGGCTACCTGCAGGAGATAGAAAGCGAAGCGCCGCTTGTGTTACATGTAGATGATGAGTTCTATCTCTTAAAGAGAAATACTCTTAATAAAACATGGAAATCCGGGGTTACGCTTAAGCAAATTTTACAGTATGTGGCACCCGGATATACCATTAACTGTCCAGATGTTTCGATTGGTAGTTATCAAATACCTGGCGTAAGCAGTTACCGTGTTTTACTCGCCATCTGTGAACAATATGGCTTTTATAGTTGGATAAGCGGAAAGACTTTTAATTGTTTCTGGTCATACAATATTTCCGGGAGTCTTACCGGTAATTTTTCTACGTATACTTTTTTTACTCCAACAGTCAAAAAGAGTAATCTAAAGTATCATCGCGCTGAGGATGTTAAATTGAGAGTTCGCGTAAGTTCAAGACAGCGTAATGGTAAAATCTTAAAATATGAGACTGGCCGGGAAGAAAAGGAATCAATGTTAAAGAGTGTGGTTCTGCCGGCAGGCATGTCGATGGATTTTATTAAAAAGGTCGCAGAGCAAAATTATAAACAAAGCTGTTTTGACGGCTTTTCCGGCTCAATTACCGGTTTTGGTATTCCAATAACCCGCGCAGGTGATACTTTAAGGTTGGTGAATTCGGAAGAAAAAGACAAGGAGGGTAATTATCTGATTGAATCTGTAAAAATCACCTACGATGTTAATTCGCCACTTTTTGATCGTGAGAACTTTTTAAGCTTTAAAGTATGAGTGAAGAATCAGTGGCCGCATTAGCGCAAAAGGCGATAGAAAAGGTAAAAAAAAGCAAAAATCTTCCTGTTATAAGTGAAGGTGTTGTTACTTCCGTTGACCGCGACGCCCGAACCTGTGAAGTTGAGCGAGAGGATGCTCCGCAGCTTTATGATGTACGACTGAATGCTTTCTTAGAATCAGGAAATGATGTAATAACAGTATATCCCCAAAAAGGGAGTAAGGTGTTGTGTGCTATTATAGAGGGTGATCAAGCAGATGCTTATGTTTTAGATTGTACCGACATTGAAGAAATTAGCGGGCAGATAGGTGATGTAAAAGTAAAGATGACCGCTGGCGGAATTGTCTTTAATGATGGCAAACTTGGTGGGATGGTAAAGGGTAATGAACTTAAAAAACAACTTGACAAACTTACGAAGCGTGTTGATGGTATTATTCAAGCTATCGAAAATGGTATAGCTGTTCCTCAAGATGGCGGTACCTCTTTACAAAAAACCATTGTAATCGGATTAAAATTATTAACCGATAAGGAAGATTTTGGACAATTAGAAAATGATAAAGTAAAACACTGATGGCTACAGAACTTAGAACTGATATAATGCTCGATGATGACGGCGATTTAGCTGTTTCGGCTGATGGTGATTTTGTAGTCGGGAATAGTGATGAGCAGAATATAGAACTTCTTTTGGTTGCTACTCCAGGACAATTTAAGCAATACCCCAGTTTAGGGATAGGATTACAATATGAGCTAAAAAAACAGGATAACAATGCCGCTTCAATTAAGCGACGGGCGCAGGTTAACCTGACGGCTGACGGGTATAAACTTAAAGATATATCACTTGACAAGACAGGTAATTTTAATATTGACTTTGATATAAACTATTAACAATGAAAGAAAACCTTTTATCAATAATGTGCGGCTGGATAGTATCTATTTTCGGTATGATCACCGGAATGATATGCTTTAATACGCTGCTTGAGGTTGTTATTTACGGTGCCGCCGGTGGTGCCGCCGGGTATATGGGTAAAATCATCATTTCTTCCATTCACAGAAAAATTAAAAAATTATGCTCAAAATAAGCGACCATATCACTTACGCTGAGGCTACGAAAAGCCAAGTTGCTGTAAGGTATAATCTTAAAAATGTTCCTAATCAGGAGCAACTCGAAAATATGACACTGACGGCTGAAAAGATATTTGAGCCGGTAAGGGAGTTTTTTAACTACCCAATTGCTGTTACTTCTTTTTTTCGCGCACCAGCTGTAAATGCCGCCGCCGGTGGCGCAAGAAACTCGCAGCATAGTACTGGCCAGGCTATGGATATTGACGCTGACGTGTTGGGAAAAATAACTAATAAACAAGTGTTTGATTATATACGTGAAAACCTCGAATTCGATCAGCTTATTTGGGAATTCGGAGATGAAAATCAGCCAGACTGGGTGCACGTCAGTTACAACAAAGTTGTTAATCGTCGGCAAATTCTACGCTCACTGAAACAGAATTATAAAACTATTTATACATCATTTAAATGAAAGAATTTTTAAAGAAATTGGTAAGCATTTCGGACGAGGTTAGTCATAAACGAGTGATCTCTATTGCTTCATTTGTCGTCTTATCCGGTATGGTGGTTGCTAAGTTTTTTAACTTAACTCTCGACCTAAATCTGATATACGTATTCGCCTCGCTGGCTGGCGGTGAAAGCGTATTGACAGTAATTGACAATTTAAAAGGAAGATTATGAAAACATTAAAAATATTAGCATTCACAATATTAATAATCTTCATTGTGAGCTGCTCGGTAGGTAAACATGTAAATAAATCATCGTACACTGAGCTGAAGCAGACGGTAACTGATTCTTTAGCTACTCACAGCTCTCAACAATCAGAAAAAACGCAACAATCAGACAGCTCGGTAATCACAACTACTGAGCATATTGAGACAGCCTATCAAGTTCCCGACAGCGGGAAAACGATACTGGTGTCTCAAAAAATAGATCGAAAAATTGTTGAAAAAAAGGCTGTTAAAATACTTACTGATAAAGCGGCAGTTGAAAAAAGTAATACTAATCTGAGTAAAAAGGAGGTAGACAATCTGAGTAAAAAGGAAGTTACGAAAGAGATTGCAAAAACCGGAATACCGTGGTGGGTGTATCTTACAATTATCCTTTTTGCCGCTGTCTTAGTCTTTATTTATAAGGATTCGCTATTAAAAATAATCAGAAAAATAGGGTTTTTATTTTTAAAATGATTGTAAAAACAATATATATCGCCCCTGGTCAAACCTTATTCGACATCGCCGTGCAGGAATACGGCAGTGTGGAGGGGGTGTTCTTAGTCATGCTCGCTAATACTGACAAAATCCAGAGCATTACCGATGACCTGGTTCCGGGACAATCGCTAACCATCTGGCCGCTGAAGATCGTACAAGACGTCGTAGCTCAAGAGGAATCTTTGTCCAGCTACTTGCCTGTTTTAATGCAGTGGGCTGCCGCGATCGGTAGCCAGGCTGGCAGTGGAACCGGCAGCGGTAGCAATCTGAACGACGCGGATTATGTCCACGTTCGTGGGGATGAAATCATCGCAGGCATTAAAACCTACCTGCAGGAATTAAAAGTAAGCCAGCTTGAGGAGGCTGGCACAGAAGGAATCGACATTGAGGGGTTTAAGTTCGATGATGATATTCTCGACCTTGGAGTCTTCTAATTTTAAAATATAAACCAAAAACAACAAACCAAAAAACTTTGAAATATGGCAACGATTAAAATTAAACGCGGCCTTGCCGCAAACCTCCCATCAACGGGACTGAATCCTGGAGAGTTTTTGTTCGCTACGGATACCGGCGATTTATACATCTGTCAAACCGCGACAGTAAAAATCCTCTTAGGTAAATACAGCGACCTGAGTAATTACCTACTGAAAAGCGACAATCTTGCGGGGTTAAGCGATAAAGCGGCTGCACGGACAAACCTTTCAGTTTACAGCAAGGTTGAAGTTGACCAGTTGATCGCCGGACTGCGATGGAAAGACCCGGTAAAAGCTGTAGCAACTGCAAACATCACCCTTTCGGCAGCGCAGACAGTAGATGGTGTCGCTTTAGTTGTCGGAGATCGCGTATTGGTAGTTGGACAAACAGACGCCAAAACAAATGGTATCTACGTCGTAGCTGCCGGCGCCTGGGCTCGTTCCGCGGATGCCGACAGTGCAGCTGAACTCCTGAACGCAGCTTGTTTTGTATCGGGTGGCACCGCTAAAGGCGATACCGCCTGGGTGTGTACTACTGATAGCATCGCGCTTGGAACATCTAACTTAACATTTGTTCAATTTGCTGGTACCAGTACTTATATTGCCGGATTCGGAATTGATGTAAATGGCAATCAATTCGATCTTAACCTGGAGGATTTGACGGCAGGTACCAGCTTTGACACTGGAGATTCTTTAGTTTTTATCGATTCGTCTGCGACAGGCACGGCTCGTATGAAGTTAATTACAAAAGCTAACTTCCTTTCCACGGTAGGTATAGTGTCAGATACATATAAAGTTAAAGCGTTTGGCACAGACGTGGAAGGTTGGCTTGCTGATAAAATTATAGTTAATACCGCTAAAACGGGGTTGACTATAAGCGGGTCAGCATCTCAGATATTAATCGGACTTGACTTATCTTTACTTAGCACGGTTACAACTTTTGATCCTGTGAACGACTTTTTAATCGCATCTTCCGCCGCAGGTGCGAACGAAAAGATTAGTATAAACAATGCGCTATTAGCAGCCACGGTAGACGGAGGAACCTTTTAATTTCTGAAATATGACTTTAGTAAAAAACCGGCATAGCAACGTTTCTGCCAAAATCCCCACTGTAGCCCAGCTACAGGAGGGGGAGTTGGCTGTTAATACCTATGACGGTGTAATTTATACTAAAAAGAAGGTTGGAACAACGGAGACGATAGTAAAGTTTCCGAATATGGAAAACTTTGAGGGTTTACGAATTTATTTAGAAAGTATTTTCCAATCGGCCATCGTATTACGGCAGGGTGTAAGTGATAGCTCTGGATTAGTAACGTGTGATTGTCAAGAACGTCAGTTTCCACAATTTTTCATCTCAGTTGGGGCTCTTTCTACGCTTCAGATAAATAATCTAACCTGGGATTATGGCACGTATGGTTTGTTATTTATAAAAGCTACGGCGGTGGCTAATAAATTGAGAGTCCCCACTGATTACCCAGGGTGTTTATTGCTCAGTGACGATGTATGGGCTTGGGACAATTTTAACAACACCTCAAAGTCGGTCGTTGAGTACACAACGGGGCCACCAACCTACGCGACATTTTCGTGTACGCACCATGGTTACACTACCGGTAGTTATGTTAAGATTACCGGGTATTCAGGAAATAAAGCAAGTTACAATGGCGTGCATCTGCTTACGTCTGTTGACCTTAACACATTTAGGATTGATGTTGCCTACCAAGCGTCGGGCACCGCATCAAGCCCGTCTGTTACTTTACAAGAAAAGGTTTTTAATATTCCAGACTCCTTATATACACATATTTATGAGTTTGTAAACAATGATACGGGGGATTTGTATATTTATTTTAAAAATAAGGTAAAAAGATACTAAAGGATGGCCAGGAGTGTAAATACTATATTTAACAGCATTTTAGCCGCGAAAGAGGCAAACGCAGACTTAGCTGTAATAAATACAAGCAGTAAAACGTCCATTTACCGGCTGTGGGCGTTTATTACTGCCGTGGCGATCTTCACCGTAGAAACTCTTTTTGATTTATTGCCTGCCGAAATACAAGGGATATTATCTACTCAAAAAATTGGACGGCTGTTGTGGTACCAGGCAATCGCCAAAGCTTTCCAGTATGGCGATTCTTTACAGGTTAATGAAAACGGGACAGTCTCTTATGCCACTATCGACGCAACAAAACAAGTAATATCGCAGTGCGCTGTAACCGAAAATGCAGATGGTGTATCTATTAAAATTGCCACTGAAATTAACGGGGAACTTTCTCCACTTCCAACAGACCAGCAAAATGCTTTTCAGGTATACATGCAAAAGGCTAAAATTGCCGGAATACACCTGTTTATTATTAATCAGGCGGCTAATAAGCTTAAAATTATAGGAACTGTGTATTTTAACCCGTTGCTAATTAATCCCGACGGGACGTTAATTGCCGACGGGAGCCGTCCCGTGGATGCAGCCGTTATCGTCTTTCTTAAAAATATGCCATTTGACGGCGTATTACGTAGAAATTCTCTTATATCAGCTATTTTAGCCGCTGAAGGTGTAACTGATTTTCAGCTGACAAGCCTTCAGTATCGTGTCAACGACGCTGGTGTATACGCTGATATCCTTGTTAGCCATATTCCTTATTCTGGATATTACAAAATTGATGAGTTATTTCCATTAACAACAGCCTTAACCTATCAGCCAGATGTACAATCTTAATTTCCAAAAATTAGTTAACAATTTATTGCCCGCCATTCTTAGAAAAAAAAGAATGAAGGGCTGGCTTGAATGTCTTGTTACGCCAATTAAAGAACTACACGATAAATTTCTTCTTTTCCGCGCTGAAATGTTACTCGAAGCTTCCGTAACGCCACAGGTCGCATCACTGGAGTTTATTGTTAATAAGGTTGTGTTTGGCTCGGGTCAATCTACCGCCTGTCGCATTGTGGATGGGGTTAAATCTACCCGTGTTCGCTTGTACAATAGACGCGAAGGCCATAAGGTGTATGTTTATAATAGAAGGGAAAACAAACCATCGGTGTATGTTTATAACCGAAGAGAGTCTATGGGTGTTGATTTTATTGTATACATCCCATCATTAACATTACTTCAAAAACGAGTAATCATCACCAAGTTAATTAACAAATATAAAGTGGCTGGTACCACTTTTAGAATTGATACGTACGAACCATAAATTATAAAAAAATGAACAAACTATTATCAGATGTCGATGCTCAGGGAAACCCGCTTGATGGTGGCTTTCCACTATGTATGGATGATACAAGATGGATGGATGATGCCTACAGGCAGGCATTTAATGATATAATGAAAGGTATAGCAGCAGGGACTGCAAACCCGGTGATTTTACATGGAGTTTCGTTTGATTATAGTAATAGTGGTATTATTATAATCAATGAGGGGTCAATATATTATAACAATGAAGTATATCACGTCAACAGTCAAATACTTACCAGAAACCCAGCGCAAGGGTCTGTTTTATACCTGCGGTGGGAACCGCAGTATGATCCAGATGGAAATGTAGTATTTGAAGACGGAGTATCCCACAATATTCATCAAATAAGAAGAGCTTTTTTTGAGTGGAATACTTCTCAGCCCACTAATTCACTACCCTGGGAGGATTGGGATATATTACCAAGCTTAATATCACATACACACCCTATTTATGCGCTTAAGCAACAGGAAGTCTGGCATCAAGTGGGCGCAAGTGGAGAGCCGGCGTTTACATCAGGTTGGCAAAATGTTGACACAGCAGTGTATAATCCATTATCTTTTATGAAAGATCAAAGTGGGTTTGTTCATATAAAGGGTGCTGTAGTATGCCCATCAGGCCCTCTTAGCGGATGGAGTAATAAGATAACAACACTACCAACAGCGTATCATCCTTCAAAAGATATTTATGTTGTAGGATTTATTAAGGATGGCGAAGAAAAATATGGCACGTGTCTATTCCGTATTGACGCTGATGGAAGCTTGTATTATAATCATGTTTCAACGCCAGTGGGCATTCCATCAATAATAGATTTGGGACACATCGTCCTTTAAAATACCCCTGCCGCTATGTAGCAGGTCTCAAGCTGCTACATAGTAAAGGTGCCAACACACCACGACAAGGCATAAGCCTTTTGGTGTGTTGGCACCTTTTTTATTACCAAAATTGAGACTCACAAAAATAACAATTAAATGAAAACAGAAACAACAAAAATGAAGACGCCTATCAGTTATTATGGTGGCAAGCAAACTTTATGCAGCCGTATAGCTGCTTTAATTCCAGAACACAGTCTTTACTGTGAACCCTTTTTCGGCGGCGGCGCTGTGTTTTTTGCCAAGCCTAAAGAGGTTAGTAAAGTAGAAGTGATTAACGATACCAATAAGGAGTTGATTAACTTCTATAAAGTAGTTCAGAACGATTTTGTAAGCCTCGAAAAAGAGGTGAGGATAACGCTTCACTCAAGAGATTTACACCGTAAAGCAAGTGTTATCTACAATAATCCAGACATGTTTAATGAAGTTAGGCGAGCCTGGGCGGTGTGGGTATTAGCCACCCAAAGCTTCGCTTCGATAGTTGATGGCTCCTGGGGTTATGATATCAACACCCGGTGCACCTCAAAGAAGATTATGAATAAGAGGGATAGTTTTACCGAAGAGTACGCTATACGGCTCCAGGATGTTCAAATTGAATGTACAGACGCTATCAGGATTATCACCAGCCGTGATACTGAGCAATCCTTCTTTTACTGCGATCCACCGTATTTTCAGGCCAATATGGGGCACTATGCCGGATATACCTTAAAAGATTTTGAAACGCTATTACAAACGCTTTTAAACATTAAGGGAAAATTCATCTTATCATCGTATCCATCGCCCATATTAGCTGAGTATGTGAAAAAGGGAGGCTGGAGCCAGAAGAGCTTTGAGATGTAGGTTTCAGTTGCCAAAGTGAACCGACCAAAGAAAACGGAAGTATTAACTGCTAACTTCCCGATTTAACAATAAAAAAAGAGCTAACGTGATTGATTAGCTCTTTTTGTTTATGTTTGTGTGCGCAAAACTTTTTATACATTTCGTTTTAAAAATGTATTACATTTGGTTTTTGCGATTATATTGCTATGAATTATTTCATAATTGCCGTGCGTTATCCCGCATCCGCTATCTTATATCAACCTACAATCGTACATCGTAATTCGTAATTCGTAATTCGTAA